TATGATATTATTTTTGGAAGAAAATGGTGTGGTATATAAAGATATTATGGAGGATGATTATATAGAGGATGAATGGCTAGAAAAAATAATATAAAATGGGATTAATAAAAAAAATACTAAATCTTCAAGGTACTGCTGAAGATGGGACTATACTAAATCTAAGAGGTGTTAAAAACACACTATTAAAGGTAGCAGATAGCCTAACTGGTAACATCTTTTCCTTTAGAAATAGAGATAAAGTAGAGTTATTAAATATCAAAAATGATGGTATATATACACCTGTTAGTGGTACGTACTCACATGCTTAAGGTAGTTATACAATAGCTAGTGGTTTTATATCTCACGCTGAAGGTGATGATACTGAGGCTAGTGGTGTTATTTCACATGCTGAAGGGCTAGGTACTGTTGCTAGTGGTAGAGGTTCCCATGCCGAGGGTGATAATAACTTTGCTAGGGCATTTGGTGAACATTCTGGTGGTATATACGGTACTGATTATACAGTTAATAATGACGATACTGATAGATTAGTTAACTATGGTAATGGCACAAACGGTTCTAGAGATGATGCGTTTACTATTTATAAGAATGGGGCAGTTAGGTTTTATAGAACCACAACAAGTGGTATAACTAACGCCGACTCTGGTTTCTTAATTTATGATTCTGATGATAATAACAGACCAATGATACATAACGGAACTGAATGGAAGGGATTAGCATATGTGGATGAATTACCTAATGGGTATAGATTAGTTAGTTCTTCAGATACATTAGAAGTAAACGATTATACATTAGATTGTGATAGTTCTGGTTCTACTATAACATTATTCGACGCTACAACAACTAATGTACAAGGAAAGGTTTATAATGTGACTAATTCGGCAGGAGGTGATATTACTGTAAATACTACTAGTTCTCAAACTATTTATGTTGTAGGAGGTCCTGTTACTGATTTAACACTAAGTGATGGTGAATCTATAAGGGTACAATGTACTGGTTCAAATTGGAGGTCATTGTAATTACTCGTCGTATAAATCAGTCGGCTTTTTACATTTCTCTTTAATTAGTTTTTCAACGAACCCAAACATTTTAAGTCCATTTTCATTGCAATAGTCTTTTAATATTTTGTGAGTTGTAGGGGTTATTTTAAGGTTTTTAGTTCGTTTCATGAGTTTTTTACTATAAGTATGACAAAAGTAATACAAAAATCATACTAAATATGATGTATTACATACATCATAAAAACTTTTGATAAAATTCTACATATTTATTATAAAATAAGAATTATAAAAACTAAATATCTAATTATATGAGTACAAACAACAGAGTATTTGTAAGTCCAGGGGTTTACACATCAGAAAGAGACATATCATTTGTAACACGTCAAATAGGTGTTACAACAGCTGGTTTGGTAGGTGAGACTACAAAAGGTCCAGCTTTCCAGCCTATATTCGTTTCTAATTATAACGAATTCACTTCATTCTTTGGTGGGACAAACCCAGCCAAATTCCCTGATACTGGATATCCTAAATATGAGTTACCTTATATAGCTAAATCATACTTCACAAGGTCTAACCAATTATATGTAACAAGAGTATTAGGTTACTCAGGTTATGATGCTGGTCCAGCTTGGGCAATTAAAGGTAATAATGACCAAGTTGTTGCTTTTATTAGAAGTAGAGGTAGTTACGATGCTAGTGAAGATTTAATCTTCGACGTAGGCATTGATGATTTACAGATTGACCCTGCTATTAATGATATTGATAGTGACGCAAAGGCCGAATTTGTATTAAGTGGTACAACTGGTGGTAATGACTTTACCTATAACGTATCATTTGACTCAACTAAAAAGAATTATTTACCTAGGGTTTTAGGTCAATCAAATTCAGATGGTCAAGCACCTATATTTGTTGAGAGTATTTATCCAAATATGTTAGATTCTTTAATAGATGATAGTACCATTACTGGTATTAGTACTACTTTAGATAAATTTGAAACTGAATTCGAAGATTATAAAACCAAATATAGACCTGCTATAACTCCATGGGTTGTATCTGAGGTTAATGGTAATATTATTAAAAAATTATTCAGACTTATTACTATATCAGATGGTAATGGTGCCAATTCAGAGATTAAGGTATCTATTGAAAATATAAGGCCTAATACTAGGGAATTTGATGTTAGAATTAGAGCATTCAATGATACTGATGCTAATCCAGTAACTTTAGAAAGATTTTCTAGATGTACAATGGACCCAACTTCAGATAATTTTGTTGGTAGAAGACTTGGTACTTTAGATGGTTTTTATTCTTCAGTATCTAATTATGTGTTAGTTCAATTAGATGAAACTGAGGAAACTTCAGATTCATTCCCAGCTGGATTTACTGGTGTGCCTACTAAGGCCTTTGGTGCTTCTTTAGATGCTCCATCAGTTAATTATAATCAAGCTTATGGTCGGTTCGATAAAGTAAGAAAAATTTACTTAGGTCTTTCAGATACAGTAGGTATAGATGGAGATTTCTTTAAATTTATAGGGGCTGATGACGGGGCTACTAGTGGTATGACAAACGGTTTCCATATGGACATTGACGCAAGTGGTGCTACTTTAGATAACTTCACATTTGTTTATGGAGATTCTAATTTCCAAAACGATGCTCAATTAGAATTATCTGGTAACAGTTACACTAAAATACAATCAAGAAAATTCACAATGGCACCTTTCGGTGGTTTTGATGGATGGGATGAGTATAGAGAAGGTAGAAGTAATACAGATAGTTTTGTATTAGGTCAAACCAATAGTAATGAAGCTTTAGCTAGTGGTGCTATTGCTGAAATGGCTCTGGAAGATGGTGACCAAGGAACGACAGCTGATTACTACGCATATCAAGAAGCTATAAGAACATTTAATAACCCTGAAGACACTAACGTTAACGTGTTTGCAACACCAGGTATTGATATATTTAATCACACTAATCTTGTTGAATCGACTATTGAAATGGTTGAGGAAGAAAGAAGTGATTCTATCTATATTACAACAACACCTGATTATGAGAATGAGACGGTAATTACTGTAGATGATGTTGTTAATAGATTAGACGCTACAGGTATTGACAGTAGTTATACTGCAACATACTGGCCTTGGGTACAAGTTAATGATACAGATAATAACGTATTAGTATACTTACCACCTACAAGAGATGTTATAACTAACGTTGCTTTAACCGATAATGTATCATTCCCATGGTTCGCTGTGGCTGGTGTACAGAGAGGTATTGTAAACGCAGTTAAAGCTAGAAAGAAATTAACTTTAGGTGAAAGAGATACTTTATATGAAGGTAGAATCAACCCTATCGCTACATTCGCTTCTGAAGGAACAGTTATTTTCGGTAATAAAAACTTACAAGAAAAAGAAACTGCTTTAAACAGACTTAACGTAAGAAGATTATTACTACAGGCTAGAAAATTAATATCTGCTGTATCAATCAGATTATTATTCGAACAAAACGATGAGGTTGTAAGAAATCAATTTAAAACATTAGTTAACCCTATTCTAGAAAATATTAGAAGTGAAAGAGGTCTTACTGATTTCCGTGTAGAAGTTGATAACTCACCTGAGTCAATTGATAGGAACGAACTTAACGGTAGAATATTCATTAAACCAACAAGAGCGTTAGAATTTATAACAGTAGAATTTGTTGTACAAAATACTGGTGCATCATTCGAAGATATATAATATTAATAGATGAATAAATGTGGGTTCATCCCACATTTTTTCTCTTTTCATATATTTATAATAAAGAAGATAAAAGATTAAAATTAAAAATAGAAAAATATGTCAGATTTACTAATGAAAATGCCTGTTCCTTACGAACCAAAGAAAAAGAATAGATGGTTAATGAGGTTCCCAGCTGAGTTGGGTATACAACAATGGTGGTTACAGTCAGCATCACGTCCTTCAATCACACAAAATGAAGTTGAGATTCCATTCTTAAACACATCTACCTTCGTAATTGGTAGATTTACTTGGGATACTATTGAAGTTGTATTTAGAGATGCTATTGGACCTTCTACATCCCAAGCTATTATGGA